TCCACGGCGCGTTCTCCGCTGAGGGCGGACAAACGGTTTGAAAAGGAACAGGGCGAAACGTTGCGGAAAAAAAGCAACGCGGCCGGCAACTTAGCTGATTCAGCTGCGGTTCGCTGTTTTCAAATCTTCGCCGAAATCAGCGGAAACAGGCTGTGACGCGGTCCGGCTGCAACGCCGAGGATGCAGCGTTGCAGGGGCATTGCAGCCGGGCGCCCGGCGGACCGCAGAAACGTTGATCTGACGCGGTTTCCGGGCTGCAACGGGCCGCTTGAACCGCCTGCAGAGGGCGCCGATCAGGAGCCCGGCAGAGCCATCAGACGCCCAGTAGCGTAGCCCTTCGAGGGCTTGCTGGCGTAACCACCACATATCGCTGATGACGGCGCCGGAAGGTTGCCTAACGTATTGACGCAGATAGCGTTCTGAGGAAATGCCGAAAAAGTCGCGTGCCGCAAATCTGAACGATCGCCGATTTCGGCAAACCCCTTGACATATCGTGAAAGGCGTCTAGCTTTAGGCGGCCGGTTTTCTATCTCGCAGAAGCCGACGGATCTGCATCAGCTCTGACGCGTCCTGAGCGCGCGAAAACCATTCGGACAGGAGCGCGCTTCGGCGCTCGGTGTCCTCGATGCCGTCGACCAGCTCGATCAGCTTCCGCCAGCGCTCGGCCTGGGGGTGATCTGCCGCGAGGTAGGCCGCGGGTGCCGGCTCGGCCAGGGCGGGTGTCGAGCGCATCTCGCCCTCGCCGGTCAGTAGCCAGTTGACGTTGACGCCGGTCCGCGCGAGCAGTGCCAAGGCCGCAGCACCGGGCTCGCGTTCGTCGTTCTCGTACCCAACAAGCGTGCGCTTCGGCATCGAAGCCAGCGCCGCGAACTGCTCTTGCGTCAGCCCAAGCGCTTGCCGCCAAGCCTTGATTCGGTTGGCGACATCCATTGCATCAGCCTCTGCGGCTTCCACGATCGAGCTTGACGACTTCCACGTTTGAGCGCATCCTGTGCCACAGATGAGGCATATGGTGCCACGCAATGACGCAGGGAAAGCAACTCAAAACGGTCTCCGAGGTGCGCGCCGATCTCGATCGGCGCGGACTGACGATTCGCGAGTGGTCGCGCCGCCACGGCATCAGCGACCGCATCGTGCGGGAACTGCTGAGGGGGCGATTCAAGGGCCGTCATGGCGCCGCCCATCGCGCTGCCGTCCTGCTCGGCATGAAGGACGGGGTGATCGAGTGACTTCCACATTTGAGCATCTCGCCCGCGTACTGGACGGAGTCGTCGAGTGATCAGCGGCGACGAAATCGACGCCCGCAGCCGGGGCTTCTACCGCGCGCCGTCTAGCGTTCGCGACGAAGCGGCGCGGCGGCTGGAAGTGATGATCGACGTCGGCCACCTGATCGCGAAGGGCACGGCGGTCACCGCGGCGGCGAAGCGCGTTGGTGCCGCGCGCGGTCTGGGCTGGGTCACCGTCTATCGCTGGTACCAAGCCGTCGCCGACGTCCCCCGCCACGCCTGGCTGTTCTGGCTCGCCCCGGCCTACGGCCTCAGCAAGCCCGAGGCCGATATCCATCCGGACGCCTGGGAATGGCTCAAGGCCGACTGGCTGCGCCTCGAAGCCCCGCCCATCAGCGACTGCTACCGCCGTCTGGCGCCCGTCGCCAAGGCGAAGGGCTGGCCGCTGCCCAGCCTGCGCACGGTCCAGCGCCGACTGAACGCCCTGCCGCTCGAAGTCCGCGTGCTCGCCCGCCAGGGCGAGGAAAAGCTGAAGCGGCTCTACCCCGCGCAGGAGCGGGACCGCTCGGCGTTCCGGGCACTCGAAGCCTGCAACGCGGACGGACATACGTTCGACGTCTTCGTGAAGTGGCCGGACGGGCACGTGTGCCGGCCCTGCATGGTCGCGATCCAGTGCCTGTACTCCGGAAAGATCCTAGCGTGGCGCGTCGACGAAACCGAGAACGCCGGCGCCGTGCGCCTCGCCATCGGTGACGTCCTGGAGCGATTCGGCGTCCCCGAGAAGATGTGGCTCGACAACGGGCGAGGCTTCGCAAGCAAATGGATCAGCGGCGGCACGCCCACTCGCTACCGCTTCAAAGTCCAGCCAGGGGACTTGGTCGGCCTGCTGCCGCAGGTCGGGACCGAAGTGCACTGGACTTTGCCCTACAGCGGCCAATCCAAACCGATTGAACGAGGGTTTCGAGACCTCCGCAACACAGTCTCCAAGCACCCCGATTTCGCCGGGGCCTACACCGGTCACAACCCGACCGCGAAGCCTGAGAACTACGCCTCCCGCGCAATCCCGCTTGAGCAGTTCCTCCGCCGCCTCGACAGCTGCATCGCCGAGCACAACGCCCGCACCGGCCGCAAAGCCGCGAACTGCAAGGGCCGTAGCTTCGACCAGACCTTCGCCGAGTCCTTCGCGACCGCCCCGATCCGCCGCATCACCGTCGAGCAGCGCCGTCTCTGGATGCTCTGCGCGCAGCAGGTGAAGGTCGTCGAGGGCGCGGTGCGCTACGCCGGCAACCGCTACTGGTGCGAAGCCCTGCCTGGCCTGACTGGCCAGCACGTTGTCCTGCGCTTCGACCCGGCCCGCCTGCACGACAGCGTCGAGGTCTACCGGGCTGACGGCAGCTGGCATTGCACCGCCGACTGCGTCGAGCGCACCGGGTACGCCGACAGCACCGCCGCCCGTGAGCACGCCCGCGCCCGCAGCGCCTGGCTCAAGGCCCAGAAGCAGGCCCTCGCCGCCGAGCGCCGCATGGAACTGGCCCAGCTGGTGGACCAGCTGCCGACCGTCGAGTCGGCGCCACTCCCCGATCCCAAAGTGTTGCGGCCCGCCTTCGGTGGCCGCGCCAGCAAGGCTCCGGCGCTGCCGGCGCCGAAGCAGCAAGACGGACCGAGTCCCCTCGGTCAGTTGATCGAAGCCGAGTTCGCCCGGTGGGCGAAAGAAGCCTTCTAAGCGGAGAAACGATGGACGGAGAAATGAGGAACGGGGTCGCGGACATTCGCGACCGGGTACGCGGCGTGATCGAGCGCGACAAGCTGAGCCAGGCGGAGGTGTCCGGCCGGGCTGGCATGTCGCCGACCACCCTCAGCCGCTGGCTGCAGGGCACCTACGCCGGCGACAGCGCCGAGATCGAGGCCAAGCTGGCGCGCTGGCTGGACGCCGATGCGGCAGAGCAGGAGACCCGCCGGGTCATGCCCGACGGCCCCGGATTCGTGCGCACCGGCGCCGCCGAGCGGATCCTTGAGGCGCTGGGCTATGCGCAGGTCGCGCCCGACAACGTGGCGATCTACGGCGCGCCTGGCGTCGGCAAGACGGCGACCATCGCCGAGTACGCGCGGCAGCGTCCGAACGTGTTCGTGGCCACAATGAGCCCGGCGTCGGCCTCGGTCGTGACCTGTTTGCAGGAAGTTGCGGCAGCGCTTGGCCTCGGTGAAGTGAAGGGCGGCGCGTCGATTCTGTACCGGGAAATCTGCCGGGATCTGCGCGTCACGCACCGTCGCGCCCTGCTCGTGATCGACGAAGCGCAGCACCTGTCGCCGGCTGCACTCGACCAGCTGCGGGCGATCAGCGACGCGGTCGAAGTCGGCCTGGCGCTGGTCGGCAACGAGAACGTCTACAGCCGCTTCGCCGCCGGCACCGCGAACATGGCCCAGCTGCACAGCCGCATGGGCCGCAAGCTGCGGCTGGCCAAGCCATCGAAGCGGGACGTTCTGGCGCTGGCCGAAGGCTGGCGCGTGCCGCCCGCCTGCACCGGCACGCTGATCGAGCTTGCTGGCCGCCCCGGCGCCCTGCGCGGGGTGGTGAAGACCATCAGGTTGGCCGCCATGCGCGCCCGCGCCCAGGGCGCCGACATCTGCTGCGAGGACGTCACCGACGCCGCCCGCGAACTCGCTGGGGGTGAAGCGTGAGCGCCGAGATGCTGCATGCCCTGGTCGCTGTCGCGCCCGGCGTCTTCGTGATGCTGGTCGGGATCCTGGCCTTCACCGTGCCGGTCTGGGTGCCGGTCGTCTGCCGCGGCTGGCACAGCCTTCGCGGCCGCCTCCACCGCCACGTTCGCGAAGGCGAGCGCGCCGTCGCGCAGTACCTCGAACGCAACCGCCAGCGCGCCGACTTCGAGGCCGAAGTCGAGCGCTACGCATTCGACGCCGGCCTGCCGGACGACCACTACGCCGGCCTGGTCGAGCACATGGGCGTGTACTGGGAGCGCTACAGCCGCGGCCAGGTCTCCCTGCACTGCGCCATGTGCGAGTGCTACGCCTACATCAACCGCCGCACCCGCGCCCGTATCGGAGCCACGTCATGAGCCTGACCACAATCGAAACCCAGTGCGCCGCCGCCGCGGCCGCTGCCCAGGAACTGACCGCAGCGATGGCCGAAGTGCAGGCCGACATGGACCGCGTGCTGCGCAAGGAACTGCCGCGGCTGCGCAAGCTGCGCGGCGCCTATGACGCCGCCGTCGCCAAGCTGCACCGCGAACTGGACCGCCACGCCGAGGACTTCCAGTCCCCGCGGACGCGGATGTTCCACGGCATCAAGGTCGGCCTGCGCAGCCTGCCGCCCATCGTGGTCTTCGAGGCCGACGACGAAGCCGCCCTGATCGCCCGCATCGATGCCGCGCTGCCTCAGCTGGCCACGATGCTGGCCCCGCCGAAGCGCAAACCCAACCTGCGCGCCATCGAAGCGTTGCCCGACGCCGATCTGGCCGCCATCGGTGCCACCCGCAAGCCGCAGCCGGACAAGCTGGTGCTGGACGTGACCGCCGGCGACCCGCTGAAGGCCTGGAACGCCCTCGTGGGCGATCGGGCTGGTGACGCATGAGCGCCTCGCGCACGAAGCGGCTCCACGCCGTAACGATCGACTACAGCAGCCGCAGGTACGAGAAAGCGCCGGTCGTGGAGTACCGCGCCGAATCGATCATCAAGCCCGGAGAACCGGCATGAGCCTCATGACCCAACGCGCCGCCGAGGCCGAGAACGACCTGCTCGCCAAGGTCATCGAGCAGCTGCCGGACACCAGCTCGCAGTGCGACTTCATCGACGCCTACCTCACCCAGATCAGCGCGCTGCGGCAGCGCATCCATGCCTTCCGCGATGGCCGTGAAGCTCACCGCCCGGCGACCCAGACGCAGCGCGCCCGAGCCCGTGTCGAGATCATCGGCAGTGCGGCGGGCTGGCAGATGACCTTCACGCCAGATTCGGGCCGCGACACGATGCCGCAGGTCTACTCGACCGAGCGCGACCCGGCCGGGGTGCTCCGGGATACAGGCGGTAGCCTGCTGGACCAGCCCTGCGAAGCGGCCCACGCCGAGGAAGTGGGCATGGCCCTGAGCATCCTTGCCGAATCGCTCGACGACCTCAGCGACGCACTGTGGCGTCGCGCGCAGGGAGGTGAGTGATGCCTCGGACCTACATCCTGCTGGAGTGCGACGGCCCCGACGCCGCCACCGAAGCCGAAGCGGTCGGCGCCGTCACGGGGGTGCTGGCCCAGCACGGCGCCCTCGGCGTCCATCAGACCAGCCGCGGCGACTTCACCGTGGCGCTGCTGGCCGGCAGCACGGCCCCAGACGTCGAAGTCCGCGACGCCACGGCCCTGCACCTGATGCAAGCCCTGCGCGGGCTGGCCTTCGACGTCAACCGCACCGCCACGCCCTTCGATGCCCCGCGCCCGCGGCAGGCCATCGGGATTGATGACTTTACCGTGGAGCTGATTCCGCACCTGGAGATTCGCGATGTCCGCGAAGCGCAATGCTGATCTGGCCTGCATCCACATCGCGGCCAAGCAGATCGGGATGGACAAGCGGCACTACCGCGCGCTCCTGATGGAGCGCTACGGGCGGGACACCGCGGCGAATCTCGACGACAGCCAGCGCGCGGACCTGATCAGCGAGCTGGTCCGCCGCGGCGCCCGGATCGGCCGAGGCAACCGCAAGGAAAAGCCCGACACGCCGATGTGCGCCCGCGAACAGCGCGCGTTTCTCGACGACCTCCTGGCCAAAGCGGGCCTCACCGAGACCTACGTCACCAGCATGGCGAAGCGCATGTACAAGGTCGATTCGACCCACTGGCTCACCGCGCAGCAGCTCGGCGCAATCGTCGCGGCGGTCAAGCGGCACATCGGCCGCAGCAAGCGCAAGGCCCGGCCATGAAGCGCGAAGCCACGCACGTCGTGCAGACGGATCACCAAGAGTTCGCGTTCGATCGCGTGCAGGACGCGCTCGCGCTGATCAAGCTGCTCAGCCGCGCCAAGGTCCGGCCGGCAGTCAGCGTGCGCCAGCGTCCGCCGATGGCCTACGTCGCCGCGCCCACGGTGCGGTATGAGAGCAAGCACGAGGGTCAGTCATGAACCTCGGTCGCTGCCCCCACTGCCACCTGCCGCTCGACCTCGCCCACCTGGTCAGCGACGACGCCGCCAGCCAGGTGCTGCGCATCGTCGTCGCGGCGGGCGACGATGCCCGCCCGCTGCTGGCCTACGTCGGCCTGTGGCGGCCGGCGAAGCGCGATCTCAGCTGGGACCGGACGCTCAAGCTGCTGACCGAAGTGCAGGCGATGTTGATCGGGATCGACCGGCAAGCCGCCTGCGAGGCGCTTTCCGCCACCGTGCAGGGCATCCGCGACAAGGGCGGGAAGCTGCCGATCACCAGTCACGGCTACCTGCAGAAGGTCGTCGCCGGCATCGAGCGGCGGCCCGAGGCCGACGGTCAGGCCCTGGTCGTGCAGCCGGCGCCGGCGCATGCGGCCCCGCGCTCGAAGACGGCGCAGGCCCTGGCCGCGCTCGAAGCCATGAAGCGGCCGTCATGAGCGAGTGTCCGTCCTGGCTGCGAACCGAAGTGCTCACCGGGCTGCAGCGCCTGCTGCTGCTCCACCTCCGCGGCGGCCCGGCGCTGGAAACGATCGAGGGTGTCGCGCTGGGGTGGTGCGACGCCTGCGTCTGCTGGCCCATCGACTGGCAGGCCGAGGCCGACGCGCCTCGGCTGCGCCAGGCATTCCGGCTGCTCGCCGCGTCTGTCAGCGAGTGGCCCGCACCCGTCCAGCTGCGCAATCTGCTGCCGGCCCGCGCCGCCCCGCCGCAGCTGCTGCTGCCGCGGCCGGAAGTGGACGCCGTCCGCGTCGCCGAGGTGCAGGCCCTGATCCGCGAAGTCCTGCAGGAGAAGTCGCCGCCGCCGCTCGATGCCGAGAAAGTGAAGGCAGAGATCCAAGCCCGCGCTAAGGAGACCCAATGAACACCCAAGCCGAAAAGCCCGACGTCCCGAACGAAACGGGGGCCCAGGAGCAGCCGCGCCTGTTCGACGGGCCCATCACCGCTCGCCCGCTGGACGCCCTGCAGCGGGCCACCGCCCTGGCCGTGATTGAGCGCGTCGAGCGGGAGGTCGCAAGGCTGAAACAGCAGTTCGGCTCGGAGGCCAACCCGATGGATTGCGACGTCGTGGACCTGCTTGCCATGTTGTCGCCACTGGAGATCCAATGGCCTGCCCACCTTCGCACATTGTTCGAAGTCGTCGTCGCGGCGCTGCGCCATGCACCGGCCGGCTCAGACATCGAGCGTCAGGCCAGCGCCGTGGTGCTCGCGATCGCCGAATACATGGGCGGCGAGAAGATCTATCTGCCGACCAACGATAACCTGCGTCGCGCAGTCCGCAACGTGATGATCTACCGCCTGGCCGGCAAGGTCCGCGCCAAGGATCTGGCTCGAAGATTCGGGCTGACCGAGACTGCCGTGTTCGAGATCCAGGAAGAGCAGCGCCAGCTTGTGGTCCGCCGGCTGCAGGGGAAGTTGTTCGATTGACCCCGGAAGCGCGGCGATTCCTGAACGAATACTAAACGCTTCCCGCTCCCCTTTCTGCGTAACTTGTTACAGCGACTTGTTACGCGCAAGATAGCGCCACCGCAGTAATCACGCAGCGGGCTACCAGGAGCAGCAGCCATGACCCAGCACACTTTCACCGCTTCCTTTGGCCACAACCACAACGACGTCCCCGGGCACATCACGCTGGAATCGACGACCGAAAAGGACGCCATCGCCGAGGCGCGGCGCTTCGTTGAGGCCGGCTACCGCAACGGCACGTGGATCAACGTCGACCTCGGTAACGGGGCTTACGCAGCCAGCAACCAGGATGGCAAGGCGGTTGGCGAAGTGACGCGCTACTCATGAGCGCCGAGCGAATGCAACGAATGCGGGCCAAGGGGAGGACGGTCACTGTCCTCCTCGACCCCGAAACGTACGAGCTCCTGACGACCTTGCAGAGGCAGCTGGGCGAGAAGGCCACGCAGGCCCAGGCGATCACCGCCGCCCTGCGCGCGCTTTCGCCGTCGCCCTTGAAGGCCAAGCGCGAGCTCACCGATGCGGAGACCGACAAGATCTTCGCCGATATCGAGGCCGCGGCCGCGCGCGCGCGGCAGCTGAGGAGCCACTCATGAACGTCTATCAGATTGAAAACACTGTCAGTGCTGTCGTGCTGGGGCAGTACGCCGGCGATACCGCACGGGATGCGCTGGACCGGATGGCGCAAGATGCCGGATACCAGGACTACGCGGCGCTCCAGGCGGTCGTCCCGGCGCAGGAGGGTGAGATCGCTGTCACTGAGGTCGGGGTGTACACCGATCCGGTGGTGGTGGAGCGCATGCCCGACTACCTGCGGGCGTCACACCGCGCGGCCAGCAACTGGGGCCGCTACCCGCACAACGGCGCCGAGCGCGTCATTGTCGAGCGTGCATCCACCTTGCAGTGGGTGCGCATCGACGATTATTTGCTGAGCATTGAACACGCGGAGTATGACCACATCGTCCACGATGCTACCGCCGCAGATTTCGAGCTGTACGACCCGGAGTAGCTGCTTTACGATGCTCGAACTCACCCTGCGGAGGTTGAAATGTTCCTGCTGATTCACTTACTCGCGCTGATCCTGTTCTGGCCAGCGCTGTTCGTCACCGTGCCGCTGCATATCATCAGCTCGAAAATGAAGCCGGCCGAGCCGAAGAAGAAGAGCAATTTCACGCAGCTACCGGGTGGGTTCGTCGCAACGGTACTCGGTGGCTTCATTCTGTTCCTGGTCTGGCTGGCAAGAAACCCGACCGTCGAGCCGGCGCCTGCTCCCGTGGCTGCGCAAGCGGCAAAGGTAGAAGCGCCCGCGCCCGCAGCACCTGCCGCCCCGCCGACGGCTGCGGCCATGATGAAGGCGATCAAGGCACAGGAAGGCAATTACGTCTACGACATGGCCGCGAAGACTGCCCAGCGCCTGATTGATCTGCACCCGGACTCCGCCGAAGCCAAGGCAGCGAAGGGCATGCTACCGAAGCTTCAGGAGTTGGCAGCCGTCCAATTCGACTTCAAAGTTCCCAGCGACCCGAATGGTTCCTTTCGGCTGCTTCACCTGGAAGGCCCCTACAGTGCGAGGACGGTTGTTACCCTGCGCCGGGGAAAGGAAGACAACACCTATACCACCCGGATTTACAACTGCAACACCATGAAATACCGCCAGTTGGGGTCTGCCTACAGCATCGAGAATATGCGGAAGTACTCCGCTCCGTCGAAGTGGGCCGACTTGGTGCCCAACTCGATCGCCACTCATGTGAGGGACAAGGCATGCGCAAAGTGATGAAACGACTGAGATACTTCGTCACCGGCGTCGGCAGCCGCATGTATCGGCGGGAGCAAGATGGTGTGATCCTTTGCCGCCAAGTCCGGCAGCCGCCGTTGCTGGTGCGGCTCGCGATCTGGAGAGGCGGGATCCAAACGAGAGACAGCCAGACCGTGCTGCGCAGGATCATCTTCGGGCGCAACGCCTGACGTTCTGCCATGATCACAACCCCAACCAAACCCCGCCGCGCGCGGGGTCAAAGTGCTGACCTGATCCCGCGCGCGCGCGACGCCATGCTGTTCCTACTCGGAGGAGCAGCCCATGACCCAGATTCAACTCGATGACCAGCAGCGCCAGGCATTGGCCGCGCTGTTGTCCGCACTGACCGCACCGCCCAAGCCCGTATCCCAACCGGATACCGCCGCGCAGGGCGCCTCCGCACCGCCGCCGGCCGGACCTGCGCACGCCGGCAACCCTCCCGATCTGGCCGCCGAAGTGCAGCGCCTGCGCGCCGAACTGGCCGCCCGCGACCGCCCGGCCATGCTGGAGCCCGAACCGGAACCCGAGCCCGAACCGCTGCCGGCCGCATTCCGCGCCGAAGCCCGCCCGCGCCCCGCACCGGATTGGCACCAGACCCGCGGCTGGCGCCGCCTGCTCTACGTCCTGCCGCTCGCGCTGATCTCCCTGCCGCTGGCCTACATCGTCTTCGCCGGCGCCCCGGCCGGTGCCGGGGATTACAAGCATGTGATCTACGCGTGGAGCTTGCTGAAAATCCTCACCTTCGGAATTGCCGCGGCCGCGCTGGATTGGTGCCTGAGCCCGCGGGATCAGCCTGAAGACCTCGACGGCATTGCCCAAGGAGCGGCGTGGAAACGCCGTGCGGTGATCGTTGCGGCTGGCGTGATCGCCGGGGCGGTGTCGCCATGAGCTGGTTCAAGCACCTCAGTTTCTACAGCTTGCCGGAGAGCTTCCGGCTTCCGGCCAACTTCGAAGAGCTGCTGTCGCCATTGGCGTTGAAGCCGCTGGGTAGCGCTGATTTCGCCACGCGCGGCTTCGTGTCCCCGATCGGGCCGGATCACTCCGAGCTGTCACACACCCTGCAAGGGGCGTGCATGGTCCGGTTGGGCATCGAAGAAAAGGTGCTGCCGTCCAGCCTGATTGTCCAGGAGCTGGATCGCCGAGTGCGCGCCATCGAGCAGCGCGACGGCCGGCGCCCGGGCAAGAAGACGCGCGAGCAGCTGAAAGACGACATCGTCGCCGACTTCATGAAGCGCGCTTTCGTCCGCAGCAGTGCCGTCACCGCCTACATCGACGAAGTCAGTGGAGTGCTGGTGGTCAATTCGACCAGCGAGCGGGCCGCGGA